AAAGCCATTATCAGAGGATTGCTTACCAAATGAATGAACGCGAATTAACGCTGATAAAGGCGCTGGGCGAGGAGTTCGGGCAGGCCCTCTCTGATATGCGCGAAGGGTTCAGTAAAAGCCTTGATGAGCAGCGCCAGGCATACGATGAAAAGCTGAACATGCTTTCCCGTCAACTGGAAGAAATCAAAAGCATCCCGGCGCCCGACTTCGCCGCCATGGTGGAAGAGGCTGTGGCCTCTCTGCCCGCGCCTGAGCTTCCTCAGCTGCCTGATATCGCCTCCATGGTCACTGAAGCGGTAGCCGCTATCCCTGCTCCGGAGGATGGAAAAAGCCTGACACCAGAGGACGTGGAGCCGATGTTACAGGAGATGGTGGACAAAGCATTCGGTGCAATACCGACACCGAAAGACGGCAAGGATTACGATCCGGCGGTACTGAAGCAGGCGGTGGAAGAGGCTGTAAGCAATGCCGTTGCAAACCTTCCGCCTCCGGAGCCAGGCGAAAACGGACGCGACGCGCTGGCGCTGGAAATTCTGCCATTCATTGATGAAGAGAAAAGCTACCCTCGCGGCTCTTATGCAACCCATAACGGCGGTCTGTGGCGTGCTTATGAGAAAACGCACGGCATGCGCGGCTGGGAATGTGTTGTTGACGGCGTGGCGGGCGTGGAGGTTGAGCGTTCTGAGCAGCGGCACTTCACCCTGACGGTTAACCGCGCCAGCGGCAGCAGCGAAACCAAATCGTTTGACGTTCCGGTCATGATTTATAAAGGCGTGTTCAAATCCTGTCAGGAATACCTGCCAGGCGACACGGTAACGTGGGGCGGATCTCTCTGGCACTGCGACGAGAAGACGCAGGACAAACCGGGCGAAACGGGCTCTAAAGGCTGGACGCTTGCGACCAAGCGCGGGCGTGACGGGAGGGATAAGACGTGACTGATCTTGTGACACTTCAGCAGGCTAAAGAGCACCTGCGCATTGATGAGGATGATGGCGATGCTGACCTGACACTTAAAATTCAGGCCGGCAGCGCTGCCATACTCGCTTACGTCCAGGGCAGCCGTGACCTTATTGTCAGCAGCAATGGCGCACTGATTGAGGGTGAGCCACTGCAGCGCACACGAACGGCCCTGCTTATGCTGCTGGGCTGGCTGGACCGCAATCGGGGTGGCGAAGAGGAAGAGAAGCTTCAGCAGGGGGAGTTACCCTTCTCCGTGACCATGCTTATCTACGATCTTCGCAGGCCAACAATTATGTAGGGGGGCATATGCAGGCAGGGAGATTACGTGACCGTATCACCGTCCTGAATTTCACCGCAACCCGGGATTCTACTGGTCAGCCGGTTGAAAAGTGGGTTGAAGGGAAAACAGTCTGGGCTGAAGTGAAGGGCATCAGCGGTCGTGAGCAGCTTGCATCTGGCGCTGAAACCGCGCCGGCAACTGTAAGGGTCTGGGTCAGATTCAGGAGAGATATAACGGCAGCTTCTCGCCTATTGATCCAGAGTGGTGTTTATAAAGGCACAGTTCTGAATGTAGTTGGCCAGCCAGTTCCGGATTCCCGGGGTGTTCTACTGGAAATTCTATGTAAGCAGGGGGCTGAAAAGTGATTGAGACGAGCCTCGATTTTTCCGGACTGAATGACATCGCAAAGGATCTGGAGGCGCTTAGCCGTGCCGAAAACAACAAGGTTCTGCGTGATGCTACGCGCGCCGGTGCCGAAGTACTTAAGGAAGAGGTGATCGCACGCGCACCAGTGCGCACCGGGAAACTGAAAAAAAACGTGGTGGTGGTGACCCAAAAAAGCCGCCGCCGCGGGGAAATTTCTTCCGGCGTCCATATTCGTGGCGTTAACCCGCGCACCGGCAACAGCGATAGCACGATGAAGGCGAATAACCCGAGAAACGCCTTTTACTGGCGATTCGTTGAACTGGGAACAGCCAACATGCCTGCGCATCCGTTTGTACGACCCGCTTACGATACGCGCGAGGAAGAGGCCGCCAGCGTCGCCATTGCCAGGATGAATCAGGCTATTGATGAGGTATTGAGCAAGTGAATGAAGATAATATCTACGCCTTGCTTTCTCCGCTGGCAGAAGGACGGGTATATCCCTATGTTGCGCCATTAGGTAGTGACGGGAAACCGTCTGTCTCTCCACCCTGGATTATCTTTTCCATCGTCGATGATGTTTCCGTTGACGTGCTGTGTGGCCAGGCAGAGAGCAGGGTTTCCGTTCAGGTCGATGTGTATTCCACTTCGATCGCTGAATCACGCTCCCTGAGAGATTTGGCGCTCGCTTCGCTTAAGCAGTTAAACCCTACAGAGGTGGTAAAAATCCCCGGGTACGAGCCAGATTATCGGCTCTACCGTGCCACCCTGGATTTTAAAGTTACCCCCTGACGATTAATTCACCCAACGAACCCGCCTGATGGCGGGTTTTCTTTTTCCAGGAGACAGCTATGTCTGCACTTTATGAAAAATCGCAGCTGACGAAGATCCTTATTTCCTCCCTGCCAGCCACCAAAGAAACGATGGATACCGCAACCTTCCTCGATCTGAGTTGCACCATCAAAGAAATTCAGTTCACCGGTGGCCAGAAGCAGGATATCGACGTAACAACGCTTTGCTCTACCGAGCAGGAGAACATCAACGGTCTGCCTTCTCCGTCAGAAATCTCTCTGTCCGGTAACTTCTACAAGAATCCGGCGCAGGACGCCTTGCGTGAAGCGTATGACAACGATACGACCTACGCGTTCCAGGTTATCTTCCCGTCCGGCAAGGGCTTTAAGTTCCTGGCTGAAATCCGCCAGCACACCTGGTCTTCCGGTACCAACGGCGTAGTGGCGGCAACGTTCTCCCTGCGCCTGAAAGGTAAGCCTGAAAACATCGAGTCTGGCTCCTGAGAGGTCTCATGAAGAATATTAAAAATCTCGCCCTGGCTAAGATGTCAGGATTTCGTCATAAGACGGTCGCCGTACCTGAGTGGGAAGGCGTCAAAGTGGTTCTCCGTGAGCCGTCAGGTGAAGCCTGGCTGCGCTGGCAGGAAGTGGTGAAAGCGGGTGCTGATGATGAAAATGTGTCGGTATCGGAAAAGGCACACCGTAATCTTTGCGCTGACGTGGTGCTCTTCATTGACGTTCTGTGTGACACCGATAAGCAACCGGTATTCAGCGTAGACGAAGAAGAGCAGGTGCGTGAAATCTACGGCCCCGTCCATTCACGCCTGCTCAAACAGGCGCTTGACCTGATCAACAACGCGGACGAAGCGCGGGAAAAGTCTCAACCCCCGGCGTAAAGTTTCTGATGTCGCTTGCGCTCCGGATGGGGCGCACGCTCTCAGAGCTTCGGCAGAATATGACGGCAAGCGAGCTTCTGATGTGGATTGAGTACGACAGGCAAAGTCCGGTTGGCGATATTCGTGGTGACATTCAGGCCGCCCAGCTCGTCTCTGCCATCTACGGCTCGCAGGGGGCAAAAGTACCGCTGGACGATGCGATCCTGCGCTGGGGTGGTGACGAGCAATCAGAACCGAAGGACCCGTTTGCAGGGCTTGAGGCTGCACTTACAGCTGCAACTCAGTGACTTTTTACCCAGAAAACATTAGGATTTTAGCCACTAATAATTCTGGGGATAGAAAATGGAAATTTTACTTGTTTCAATTGTAATAGGCTTAGTTCCAGCCTTAATAGCTCAAAGCAAAGGCCGCTCTTTCTTTGCTTGGTGGGTTTATGGTGCATTGCTGTTTATTATTGCCTTTGTACACTCGCTGGTAATTAAGAAAGATGTTGCAGCTGAAGAAAAAGACTTAATTGAAAATGAGGGTATGAAAAAGTGTCCGTTCTGTGCGGAAATAATCAAAAACGCAGCCATTAAATGTAAACATTGTGGCAGTGATTTGATGGCCGAATCACCTCCGGCTAAAACCGATGAAGAATACCTTGAAGAAGCCAGGCAAAAGGTCTGGAAACAATAAAAATAAAACCGCTTCGGCGGTTTTTTTACGTCTGGAGTTTGGATAAATGGCAACCTTACGCGAATTAATAATCAAAATTTCCGCCAATTCTCAATCTTTCCAGACGGAAATTTCCCGCGCCTCACGAATGGGGCAGGATTATTACCGCACCATGCAGAATGGCGGTCGGCAGGCCGCCGCTGCTGCCAGAGAGAGCGAAAGGGCGCTCTCTGATTTGACCGCCGGATTTGCATCTGCTGGAAGGGCTGCCGCCGCAGCTACGGCAGCCTTTGCAACGGGTAAAATTGTGCAGATTGCTGATGAATGGAACTCCGTAAACGCTCGTCTCAAACAGGCATCATCTTCTGCTGATGATTTTGCCGCTTCACAGCGTCAGTTAATGGAAATCAGCCAAAGAACCGGCACGGCATTTTCAGATAACGCAAACCTTTTTTCCCGCGCAGCAGCCTCAATGCGCGAGTACGGCTATAGCTCTGACGAAGTTCTGAAAATTACAGAAGCTGTCTCTACCGGCCTAAAACTTTCTGGGGCTAACACTCAGGAGGCGAGTTCTGTTATCACTCAGTTCAGCCAGGCGCTCGCACAAGGCGTTCTTCGCGGTGAAGAATTTAATGCCGTTAACGAAGCCGGTGATCGGGTAATCCGCGCTCTGGCTGCGGGAATGGGTGTAGCCCGCAAAGACCTGAAGAGCATGGCTGACCAGGGACAGCTTACGATTGATAAGGTTGTCCCAGCTTTAATGAGCCAGTTAGGAGCGTTGCAGGGCGAATTTGCCAGCATGCCACAAACGGTTTCCGGGTCCCTTCAAAAAGTAACTAACTCATTCATGGCCTGGGTTGGCGGTGTAAACCAGGCTACCGGTGCTACTGATGCGTTGTCTGGCGGATTGGATAATGTTGCCCAGACGCTTGATTCTTTTACCTCATCAGCAGTGAGCGGCACACTGAATGACGTTGCTGACAACATGTCCACAATAACAACAGTGGCTGGGGCGCTAGTTGGCGTGGGGCTTGCACGCTACCTAAGCGGAGTTGTAACCAGCGCCACGAGTGCAACAGGTGCGCTAATTTCAGCCGCTAAGTCAGAGGTTGCACTTGCTGTTGCGCAGGATAAAGCAGCTCAGTCTGCTGTTGCAGCTTCAAGGGCAGAAGTTTATCGAGCCCAGCAAGCTGTTCAGCGATCGCGAAGCGCAGATGTTCAGGCCGCCCAGCAAGAGAAAATTGCGGCGGCAGAGGCAAAAGTTACAGCAGCTCAAGCCAGGCTGAATACCGCTCTTGCAAGTGGCACCGCTACAGAAAAAGTCAGGGCCAGAACTGCGCTTGAGCGTGCGCAGGCAGGTCTGGTGGCTGCAAAAAATGCCGACGCTCAGGCTATTGCTGAAAGACGACTGGCTTCTGCGGAGGCGGCCAGAGACAGGAATCTGGCAAATCGCGTCTCCACCCAGCGAAATCTCAACAATGTAACATCAGTTGGTACTCGCCTGATGAGTGGTGCGCTTGGCCTGATTGGCGGCGTGCCGGGTCTGGTGATGCTGGGAGCAGGAGCCTGGTATGCGATGTATCAGAATCAGGAGCAGGCCCGTCGTTCGGCGCAGGAATACGCCACCACGATTGATGAAGTCAGTAAAAAGTCGAAGGCAATGTCTTTGCCTGAAGCTTCAGACAATGCTGAGAAGACGCGCGCAGCATTGAATGAGCAGAACAGGCTGATAGATGAACAAAAGAGCAAGATCGAAAATCTGAAAGAGCAGATAGCTGGTTATCAGTCAGTGATCAGTAATCCCGGTCCAACGACCAGCGGTGGTTTCATGATTAACCACCTGACATCTTTGGATACCGTGACCCGTGGACTGGCTACAGCCACTGAACAGTTATCTGTTGAGCAGGAAAGACTTGCTCAGATGCAGGAGAAATCTGCATCTATCCAACAGGTTCTTGAAGGTCTTGAGCATCGGCGTGTGACGTTAATTCGGGAGGAGGCGGCAAATCAGAACCGGGCTTATCAATCACTTCTGTTGATGAATGGGCAGCACGATGAACCT